GAGTATGGTCGTACCATAGGAATCGAACTTGACAGAAGACAGGGGAAGGGTAAACTCATCAAACAACTTGAAGATCACATCCAATATATTGAAAATACCTAGAACTATATAATATAGTGTTCGGTATACCGTATGAATCTGATGGATGGTTGTCACTCTCTTAAACTAGAGTGTGCATTGAGAGATCTTGGGTTTGTAGATATAGGATGGAAATGTGTTGCACACGCAGGAATATTCTTTATTCAACCAGTTGGAATACCTGATGATCCTGATGGAGATCTACTTGGATTTCATATAACGGTTCCATATGCAAGGCATTATAATAAAGTTAAGATGGTTACTACAGCAAAGAAAGCATTAGATTGGGCATTAGAATAGACAATTATATTAGTGTCACATAGGGTCTTCACAGACCCTTTTTTTGTACTATAATTAGTACATAAATAAATCACTACATCATGACCTACGTGCCATTCACTGTTAAAATGACAGAAGACCAAATTACTGATAAACTAAAATCTCTCTACGGTACAGAGTTTACCGCAGCAGATATCAAAGCATTCGTTGCAATGAATGATATCACTTATCAGACAGTTACAAGAAAACTTCAGAAGTACAAAGTTTCCAAAGGTAAGTGGAATCTTGAAGTTACACAAAAAGTTGTAGATAAGATCGAGAAAACATTCAATGCACCCTCTGCAGAAGTTAGAAATCTTGTTCCAGAGCAAGATGATACTTTTGTTAAGTTTGGAAGTTTTCCTGATATCAAAAAGATAATACAATCAAAATTATTCTACCCTGCTTTTGTTACTGGTCTATCTGGTAATGGAAAGACATTCTCTATCGAGCAAGCATGTGCTCAACTCAAGAGAGAACTTATTCGTGTAAACATTACTATTGAAACAGATGAAGATGATCTTATTGGCGGTTTCCGTCTTGTTAATGGTGAGACCGTATGGCACAATGGCCCAGTCATTGAAGCACTCGAACGAGGAGCAATATTGTTACTTGACGAAATCGACCTTGCCTCTAACAAAATTCTCTGCCTTCAGAGTGTCCTTGAGGGAAATGGAATATTCCTTAAAAAAATTGGCAGATTCGTTAGACCCGCAGCAGGATTCAACATATTCGCCACCGCAAATACAAAGGGTAAAGGTTCAGACGACGGACGCTTTATTGGAACTAACGTGCTCAACGAAGCCTTCCTTGAAAGATTCCCAGTAACCTTTGAGCAATCATATCCTTCAGTAGGAAATGAAAACAAGATTCTTTTGAATATTGCATCCACACTTGGTGTTAAAGATGTTGAATTCTGTAAGAGACTTGTTGATTGGGCAGACATCATTCGTAAGACATTCTATGATGGTGGTATTGAAGAGATCATCAGCACAAGACGTTTAGTTCACATACTAAATGCATATGCTATCTTCAATAACAAAGCAAAAGCGATTCAAACTTGTATCAATCGTTTCGATGATGAAACAAAACAATCATTCTTGGAATTATATGATAAAGTAGATGATAAGTTCGATATGCCAGAGAAGAATGAATCTGTGGGTTAATTACAAGAAAGTATTGCACGACACCTTTGATCTCCAGTTTGCCCATCCTTGGGCAGATTGGGAATCCAAAGGCACTGTGCTTTCTGCAAAAGTTTTCAAAAACGATTACATAATCAAATCAAGAGTTGTAGAAATATGGAATGATAAATCCAGTATTTACAACAATATAATCTATCCTAAAACTGGTAGTAATCTTCCTTGTTTTGGTATGGACTTGATGGGATTCTTTGATAAGAAAGTTATCATAGTATTTGACTTTCAACATCCAGTAGAAAATTATTTGTTCTCTGTAGATGGATTACCAAAGAGTAAAGGAGATTATAGATTCTTTGAACCTGGTAATCATTTCTCTGAAAATGTTTACATTGCCAAGTGTACAATGAGTGAAGTAGATGAACATCTTGATATGTTTACCAAATACTTGACAAAGTACAAAGAGATGGTAGAATTAGAGAAACCAACTGGAACTGATACCAGTGTGTATAAAGACTTCGATGCATATATGACTAAACTTGATCCAGTATCAGGATATTTGTCTGGTAAGTTTGGAAAACAAAAAGCAGAGAGTCTAGTAAATGATTTTCTATTCTCTTATGACTAATGCTTGGAGTCTCGCAGCATCCATTCTAAATGGAACATTTGATGAGGAGTATCCTATTGTGAAAGACGACGCATACTACGAAAGACTTCAAAAAGAAATTGAAGAAAATGGTGGATACGAGTGGACACCTGGTAGTCCATGGCCACCACAATTATCTGATGATCTTGATTATGAAATTGATTATTACAATGATTCTGCTGATTATATGGCAAATATAGATGACATGTACTCACATCACTTTACAACAGAAAAACCAATGGCACATTATTTTAAATATCATGAAGAAGAAATTCTAAAAGATATACAAGAATATGTTTCTGGAACATATCAAGGACATTATACAGGCAAGTCTCATGAATATCGTAATGTTCAGACAATTGATTTGATGGCATCAAAAGAACTTGCTGCAGCATTCTGTCAGGCAAACATACTTAAGTATGGAAGTCGATATGGAAACAAAGACGGAAAGAATAAGAAGGACTTGATGAAAGTCATACATTATGCTATGCTATTATTACACTTCGATAATCACTATGGCGAACCATCAATGCCATCAGGAAATTTTGAACAAATGCCTTAAATGAATACAACTATGACACTCTGTGATAACACCCTAATGGTTCTCAAGAACTTTGCAGGTATCAACAATTCAATTCTTGTGAAGAAAGGATCTAAACTTCGTACAATGTCTGTTGCAAAAAACATTCTTGCAGAAGCAGATATCACTGAAGATTTTCCTCGTGAGTTTGGAATCTATGATCTAAATCAATTCTTAAATGGATTAAGTTTACATCAAGATCCTAATCTTGATTTTAGTGAAGATACATATCTGACTATTCGTGAAGGTAAACGTAGAGTCAAATATTTCTATGCAGATCCACAGGTAATTGTGTCTCCACCAGAGAAAGAAATATCTCTTCCAACTAAAGATGTATGTTTCCAATTAGAAAGCATTACACTTGAAAAACTATTGAAGGCAGCAGCAGTATATCAATTACCAGATCTGTCTGCTGTAGGTGAAGCAGGTGTAGTTAAACTTGTTGTTCGTGATAAAAAGAATGATACATCAAATGAGTTTGCCATAGTTGTAGGAGAAACAAATAAAGAGTTTACATTTAACTTTAAAGTAGAAAATATTAAGATAATACCTGGTGCTTATAATGTCGTTATTTCATCAAAACTTTTAGCAGAGTTTACAAATGAAAGAATGAATCTTACATACTTTATTGCACTTGAACCTGATTCAACATTCGGATGACAGCAATAAACAGGTGTAGATTAGTAGGAAGTGTTCTTCTAATATTAGGATATTTCCTAGTCTTATATGTTGATGTTAAGTCTGGATGCACTGCCAGACTTTTTGGTAATTTATTAGTGTTACCTTTTTCGATTAATTGTAAAGCATATGATATTGCTTTTGTATCATCTTTCTTTGCAGTTATAGATATATCAAAAATAATTCAACTATCAACGTAATGCAAAAAGAAGTATTTTTTACACCAGACGAGATGCAAATCATACGTGTCTGTTTGCACAATGCACCGATTCCTTACGATCAGGGTGAAGGTGCTAAAGCATTAAAAGTATTACAAGAAAAAGTAGGTCCTCCAATACCAAGAAAAGGTGAAGGAGAAGTTCTAGTAGAATGTGATTTAGGAGTTTATCAATGAACAACATCGGATTAGAAGTCGTCTTTTGGACAGCGTTATCAGTTTATCTTTTAGCAAAATTAGGAGTCTTTAAAAAGAAATGAAACCCACTGAAAACTACGAACAATTACTTAAAAGATTTAATAAAAGAATCACACAGATAGATCCAGAAGATAAAGAAAGAATATCATATCTTAAAGGATGTATTGATACTGTTGAATATTTGATGACAGGAAAGTTACCAAATGATGGAAATCATGATGGTATGAAACCACATAAACCACAAACATGAAACTCACACAAGAACTGATTGATAAAATTCAAGAGGCAATGCTTCACACTAATTTAAAAGGTGAAATCAACTGGAAAGATGGTGATGATATTGAAGTGCAGATTGCAGGAACTTTTGCAAAAGATAAATTTATTGTATTGAAAAATGCAACGAAGAATCCTTTTGAAAATGCTCAACCACATCCTCACTT